TAACTTAGGGTTCAATGTTCTTCAGATCTTTTTTGAGGACAACCCAAAGGTAATTCAAAGAAAACACTTCACTTTATGGACTAAAATCCATCCTGACGATTTGTCAGAAAAAAGAGAAGAAGTGGTGACTAAAGTTAGAGAAATTGAGGAATCAATGCCAAACAAGTTGATTATGAAAAAGTTACCATCAGATACTATGACGATGTTACAAATCAAAAATCAAATTAGGAAAATGGTTTCTGACGGAATTAAAGTTGATATGATTATTTTAGATTATATTGATTGTGTGGTTCCTGATAAGAACTTAGGTGATGAATGGAAGAGTGAAGGGTCAGTGATGAGAGCATTTGAAGCAATGTGTCACGAGATGAATCTTGTTGGTTGGACCGCAACGCAAGGTAACCGATCATCAATATCTTCAGAGGTTGTGACAACAGATCAAATGGGGGGATCAATTAAAAAGGCACAAGTAGGACACGTTATCATATCGGTGGCTAAGACATTACAACAAAAAGAAATGAAATTAGCAACCATTGCAATAACTAAGTCCCGAATTGGTGATGATGGGGTTATATTTGAGAATTGTAAATTCGACAATGCAATGATTGAAATTGACACTGAAAGTACAACAACGTTCTTGGGTCTTGAAGAACAAAAAGAAGAAAGACAAAGACAACGAGTTAAAGAACTCTTGGAAAAGAGAAAACAAAGAGAAACACAGTCAAATTAACAAATAAAAAAATTTAGAATAAATGGAAAAAATACTAGTAGAAAATCCTGGTCGGTTCGTCATATTCCCTATTGAACACAATGATATATGGGAATATTACAAACAACACCAAGCGGCTTTTTGGACGGCAGAAGAGGTGGATTTAACAAATGACATCAGAGATTGGGAAACATTAACAGAAAATGAGAAATACTTTATTAAAAACGTATTATCATTCTTCGCAGCATCGGACGGAATTGTGAACGAAAACTTGGCAGAAAACTTCTACCGAGAAGTACAATACCCTGAGGCGAAGTTCTTTTATGGAATCCAATTGGCGATGGAAAACATCCACTCACTTATGTATTCACTATTAATTGATACGTACATCTCAAATCCGAAAGAAAAAGATGAATGTTTCAATGCAATTGATAGATTACCGGCTGTACAGAAAAAAGCGAAGTGGGCATTAGAATGGATTGACAACGCATCATTCGCTGAAAGATTAGTTGCGTTTGCTGCGGTTGAAGGTATCTTTTTCTCAGGTTCATTCTGTTCTATTTTCTGGATGAAATCAAGAGGAATAATGCAAGGTTTATGTAACGCTAACACACTTATCTTTAAAGATGAGAACTTACATTGTGATTTTGCAATTCATTTATTGAATAATCATTTAGAGGATAAACCTTCTGATAAACGAATTAAAGAAATTGTGTTGTCGGCTCTTGAGATTGAAAAAGAGTTTATTACTGAATCACTTCCTGTTTCTTTGATCGGTATGAACTCAAACTTAATGAAACAATATCTTGAGTTTGTTGTTGATGGATTACTGGTTAAAATGGGTTGTAGTAAAGAATTTAACGTAGAACAACCATTCAAGTTCATGGAACAAATTGCGGTTGAAACTAAAGGTAACTTCTTTGAATCAAGAACAATGGAATATCAAAAAGCGAAATTAAACGAAACTATAGCATTCACAGACGATTTTTAAATTTTATAACATGTCATTAAAAATAATTAAAAGAGGTGGTGAGGTAGTCTCATTTAACCCACAAAAAATTTACAACAGAGTAAAACGATCGTCAAAAGGTTTGAATGTAAACTCAGACGAGATTTTTATTAAGGTTATCACATCAGTGCCAACTGAAGGTGAAGTAACCACAAAAGAACTTGATAAGTTAGTTTATGAGATCGCGGCGTCTTACACAGGTAGTCATCACGATTACTCAAGATTGGCTTCGTCTGTAGCAATTTCTTCATACCATAAAGAAACAAATGATAGTTTTTCACAAACTATGATGCAACTTTATGAGGATGGAATTATTAATGAAAAACTTATTGAGACCATTAAAGAGTATGGTGAAGATACTATCGATGCGGTTATTAATCACGAAAATGATTACAACTTTGATTACTTCGCTTGGAGATCATTACAGGAAATGTACCTATTGAAACGACCAAATGGTAAAGTTATTGAAAGACCACAACATATGTATATGAGAGTTGCATTATGGGTTACATCAAACATCACCGATGCTTTTGAATACTATAGATCTTTATCCGAACAATTAATTTCAAAGGCAACGCCTATTATGATTAATTCAGGGACTAGAGTTCCTCAATTAGCGTCTTGTGTACTTCATTATAATGATTCTGACTCAAGAAAAGGTTTGTTAGATACATTGACTGACATCTCTACGTTCTCATCTGACGCTGCCGGTATTGGACTATCAATGTCTAACATTCGTAGTAAAGAAAGTAGAATTTCTAGTTCAGGTGGATATGCTGGTGGTTTGTTAAAATACCTTAAGATTGTTAATGAATCACTTAGATTCTTTAATCAACAAGGTCGTAGACCAGGTTCAGCAGCAATCTATATTGAGCCTTGGCATAAAGATATCTTTGATTTGTTAGACATTAAAAAGAATACAGGTGCTGAAGAATTGAGAGCTCGTGATTTATTTACCGCACTTTGGATACCTGACAACTTTATGAGGTCAGTTAAAGAAAATGGTGATTGGTATTTATTCTGTCCTAACGATATTGAGAAATCAGGATTAAAACCATTACAAGAGTGTTTTGGTGACGAATATGAGGAAGTTTATAACAAAGCGGTCTCTATGGGTCTTGGTAAAAAAGTTAAGGCTCAAGACATTTGGACTAAAGTTATTGAATCACAAGTTGAAACTGGTGTTCCTTACTTATGTTCTAAAGATAACGCGAATAAGAAAACTAATCACCAAAACATCGGTGTGATTAAACAATCAAATCTTTGTAATGAGATTTATCAGTATACTGATGAAGAAACAACCGCAATCTGTACCTTATCATCTATGGTATTGAAAAACTTTATTAAGTCAGGAAAGTTTGATTTTGAACTTTTATTTAATGAGGTTAGAAAAGTTGTAAGATCACTCAATAAAGTTGTGGATATTAACAACTACTCAACTGAAAAAGGTAGAAAAGGTGGTTTAGAACAAAGAGCAATTGCTATTGGAACACAAGGTTTAGCAGATGTATTTTATTTAATGGATTATATCTTCACGTCTGATGAAGCAAAAAAATTAAATAGAGACATTTTTGAAACAATCTATTACGCATCGATCTACGAAAGTAATCAGTTGTGTATGAATGGAAAATACGAACAATACAAATTCTTCAAGGGGTCACCAATGTCTCAAGGAGTATTCCAATTTGATATGTGGAATATTGATGAGACACAACTATCAGGAATGTGGGATTGGGACAAATTGAAAGAAAGTGTTAAATCGTATGGTGTTTGTAACTCATTATTCACAGCACAAATGCCAGTTGCGTCTTCAGCGAAGATCACAGGATCTTATGAAATGACAGAACCGGCACACTCAGCAATCTTTAACAGACGAGTTGTTGGTGGTGAGATTATGATTGTGAACAAATATTTAATCACGGACTTTGAAAAAATAGGTATATGGTCTGAGGATTTGAAGAATGAAATTATTATGAATGAAGGATCAATTCAGAACATTAATTTCAATAACTACTTAGATCCTGAAGATAAAAATTACAATAAGAAAGTTAAACGAATTGAACATTTGATTCCTAAATACAAAACAATTTGGGAGATATCACAAAAACAACTTATTGATATGGCGGCAGATAGAGCACCATTCATTGATCAATCACAATCAATGAACATCTATATGTCTAATCCAACATTATCAAAGATTACCTCATCACACTTCCACTCTTGGGAAAGTGGATTGAAAACACTTTGTTATTATGTGAGAACCAAAGCGATTTCAACAGGAGCAAAACATTTGGCAATGGACATTTCAAAAAAACAAAAACCAAAAGCAACACCTGAACCACCGAAAGTTGAATATAGTAATCTAAATTTACCGTCAAAACCTGAAAATTCAGATTTTGAATGTTTTGGATGTTCTTCCTAAAAAAACAATAAATCACGATTTCGGTCGTGATTTTTTTTTATATGAGATATTTATAAATAAAAATTACCATGAAAAAAATAGTACGACTTAATGAAAATGATTTAGCAAATATTGTTAAACGAATTATAAAAGAAGATGCTGAGGATTCCATGGCATCTAAAAAAGTAGAAAGAATTGTTGACTCATCTAAAGTTCAAATGAAATTAGAAGATATTGTATCAAATCTATCTGATCGTGAAAAAAATCAAATCAAAAACGTTTTAGATAATTTGGGTATTGATCAGTATTCATCGGCAAAAGATGCTCATGATGCGGTTAAAGATCTTGCGAGTGAAGCTATGGATGGTGAAATGAGTGAAGAAGAAGAAAATGAAACACCTAAAGAAAAATTAGGTAGAATCATGAGAGACATTGGAGCGGCAAATATCGGAAATTGGGGTGGAGTACCCGCGGCTATCTTAATCGCGTCAATGACAGGATTTCCTGCAGGACTTGCGATTAGTTGGGGTGTGACAGGTTTATTATTAGGACTTGCTAAAGTATTGGATCCCGATAACGAAACAGAAGAGGCTTAATAAGATTAATTGCGACATTAATCACGACATTAATCCCGACACATTGTCGGGATTTTTATTTTATATCTATTTATTAGAAATAATCACGACATATATTTATTAGATATGGCAAATGGCATTACATACGGTATTTCTTTTCCTTTTGTGGATTCATTTACAGGTAGATATTTGGATGTGACAAATTCTACCGAAGCTGAAATTAGATCTGACTTAGTTCACTTACTTTTAACAAGAAAAGGGTCAAGGTATTTCTTACCCAATTTTGGTACTCGTCTTTATGAGTATATTTTTGAACCTTTAGATGGACCAACGTTTTCGGATATTGAATCTGAAATTAGAGATACAATTGGTAACTACATGCCAAACCTACAGGTAACCAATATCACTGTTGAACCGGCATCTGCGGGATTAGAAGATAAAGGATTCACGGTAAATCAAGATGGTGAACGAGAATTTAAAGTTACCAACATTGCAGAATTAGAACACACAGCAAGAATTAAAATAGATTACAGAATAACGGATTCTGCTTTTGAATCTAGCGATTTTATCATTATCAATATTTAATAGTATATGGCAGAAAAGAATATATCTTATACAGTCCGAGATTTTCAAGGAGTAAGAACTGAGTTAATTAACTTCACTAGAACGTATTACCCTGATCTCGTTCAAAATTTTAACGATGCGGGTATTTTCTCTGTTATGTTAGATTTGAATGCGGCGGTTACGGATAACCTTAACTTTCAAATAGATAGAAGCATCCAAGAAACTGTATTACAGTTTGCTCAACAAAAGAACTCCGTTTATAATATTGCAAGAACTTATGGTTTAAAAGTACCGGGTCAAAGACCGTCAGTTGCCTTAGTTGATTTTTCAATT